TCCCGCTTGAGGCGCTGTAGGCACCCACCCTGACGTTATGCAGAATGGCGGTGAAGTCCTGGAAGAGTGTCTTGACCCGGCTGATGATGGTGAGCCCCACAAGGCTCCTGGTCATCGCAGTGAGCGCGGGGATGATCTTCGGTATCACGAGAGCCCCGACCGCGAACTGGACGAACAGAGGGTCGATGATCTGGACGAACGGCTTTACCACGTCGCCCACGAAACCGAAGGCGTCGCCGACCGCGCGGAGGTTGACCTCGAGCACCTTGAGTGCGTCGTAGGCCCCCGGCGCCTGCTCCTTGAGAGCGTTCATGAAGCCCACTTGACGGGCGCGGTCGTTGATCTCGCCGATCCAGTTGTTGATGTCGTTCAGTTGCTTCTTCAGGGTCTCGAAGAAGCCGCCCTCGGCGTAACCGGCCATCTGGCTCATGTAGTCCTTGAAGGTCGAGCCGAGCGCCGTCCATGTCTGGTTCATCTTCTCCTGCATGCCGCCGAAGCGCTCTTCGATACCCGAGAGAAGTGCTGGGATACCGACCTCGGCTGCGATGCCGACCGTCTCGGAGAGCTTCTGAGTCTCAGCGACCGTCTTGCCGATGGCATCAGCGAGCACCTGCCACGCCGGGACACCGGCCATGGCCAGTTCGCGCATCTCTCGGGCGGTTATCTTGCCCTGCGAGACCATCTGGCCGATGGAGAACGACATGCGGGTGAACACGTCTGTGGTGCCGCCCACGGCGGCCGTCGCATCACCGATAGCCTGCAAGGTGCGCAGAACGTCCTTGCCCGCCACGCCGTAAGCGATGAGTCGCTGAGTGCCGGTGACGAAGTCCTCGAAGGTGAACGGGCTTTTGGCGGCGAGGTCGTAGAGCTTGCCGAGCATGTTCGACGCTTCGCCGGCGGAGCCGAGCATGGTCGTGTAGGCGATGGTGGACTTCTCCATCATCGAGTTGAACTGGATGCCGGCGGAACTCGCAGCCACCAGAGCGGCGGTGAAGGCCCCGATACCGGCCATACCTGCGTAGGTCACGGCCGAGATCCCGGTGTACTTCAAGCGCCACTCGACCATCTCCAGGACGCTCTTGGTCTTCTTGCCGTGGTCCTCGATGGCCCGAGTGGCCTTGTTCGTCGCGCTGACGACGGTATTACTGCTCTGGTTGGCCGCCGTCCCTACGGCTGCGTGCGAGGTCGTCGCCTGGGTGGCGAGGTTCTTGAAAGCGGCATGGGTTCTGGGGATGCCTGCGACCATCGCGGAGTCGTTGAAGTCAACGATGTACTCCATGCGTCCGGCGACAGTCGACATATCCCCTCCTTCCTAGACGAACAACAGGCCCAGGATTACCGCTTCCCGGACCTGTTCAGCGTCGACGAACGCACAAGCGCGTTCGCTCTTCGTAGTGCTTCCGCTTCTTCCTGCTCAGGAGTCTCGAAGTCCTCCCGCCGCAGCTCGTCGTCCTTCTTCTTGAGGACACCGCATATCTGCAGTAGCTCTATCGCCGCCTCCCAGAGATTCTTGGTGAGTTCTCTGGCCAGGACCCCCGCCAGGAGTTCGGCTTCCTCAAGCTGAAGTTGAGGTAGAGCCTTGGCCATGTCCTGCACGTCTTCGGAGTAGAGGTCGCTCTTGACGGTGCGGACGTGCTGCGCGTACCCGCGGGCAAGACGGCAGAAGCCCAGATTGAGGCCGTCTACCGTCGGAGGCTCGCGCTCTACTTCTTCTTGAGCGGGTCTCTCCTGCTCTTCATGTCGGCGAAAAAACCCTGGATCTCTTCCACCAGCATCTCGAGCAGCTTGCCGTGAAAGTCGCGCTTGAGATCGTCAGGGTCAAGCTCAACGTTGGTCACGTAGGCCGCCAGCAGAGGCGCGTACTGCTCACCAAGGAGCAGCGGGTCCATGTCCTCATCGGCCGTCGGGGCGCCGGGCTCGGGATCGTTGCCCTGGATGCGGTCCCAGCGGGCCTTGAGGAACTGAAGTTCCTTGCCCATGAGGTCCGTGTTGCTGCGCTTGATGCGCTCGATCTTCTCTTCCCCATCGGGCGTGGGCGGCGTGATCTTCCACTCGCGGTCGCTCCCGTCGGGGTTCTTCATCTCCCCGTTGATGTCGGGCACGTTGCGGTAGATGATCGTGTTGACCTGGATGAAGTCGCTGAGATCGCGGACGTACTGTGCCATGGTGCTTCCTCCCGTTGGATGATCTGGTTCCCCCAGCCCTGCCGACGTCCAACGGGAGTTGAATGCGGCGGCGAGGGCCAGGGGAAAGGTTGCGGTTGCGGCGGCCGGCTAGGTGCCTATGGCGTAGCTGGCGGAGCCGTTTTTGACGACGTAGGTGATCTTGGGGTCGGTGCCTATGCACCGGGCCGTGAGGACCAGGTCCTGCGGACGGCCTTCGGGGTCGATCTTCAGCTTCGGAAGCGGGTTCCGATACTGGCTCTTGGTCACGTTGATGGCCAGCGACCGCTCGGGTGCGGCGGCCAGCGTGAACTTCACAGCGAGCGAACCCTCTGTGATGGTGCCGGACACCTCGGCATCGTCGGCCGGCGTGGCCGTTCCGAAAACCATGGTGTTGTACCTTGACGCGTCGACGATGGTCGTGGTGGCCGAATACTCGTTGTCCTGCACGCCCTCCTGGATGTCATAGAAGAAGACGTCTTCTCCCGGGATACCCACGAGGTTGTTGCGCACGAAGCACTCGAGCTTCTTGATGTACCCGACGGTCGCGCCGTCAACGGTCCACGCGCCTTTCGCCATGCTCCAGGCGAACAGGTTCGCGATGGCCTCGGCTGTGGCGGGCGTGTCGGGGTCGTCATCCTGATAGGTCACCTTTCCGGCGCCCATGAGTTCCATCGCGCCGGCTACCAGTCGGTCGTCGGACGAAACCGTGAGGCTGAGGGTGTTCACCTTCAGGTTGATGATCTGCATGCGGACTTCGCCGATCTTGACCCATGCGGTGAGCCACGGCAGGGTCCCGGTCTGGTCCGGCTGGCAGGTGTGGGTGTAGGGGTCGGTGCCACCGGCCGTGGCGATGTCGCCCAGCGCCGCACCGAGCAGTGCGGGCAGCGCGACCGGCTGCGCCACGAAGTTGAGCGTACCGCCGGAGCCCATGGAACCGACGACGGCGACACCGTCGTTGGCGCGACCGGACTCGGCCGTGCGCTTGACCTGGACCTCACGGTCAGGACCGATCTCCGAGCCGTCAAGCAGCCGGAGGTAGTAGAGAGGAGCAGCCGCAGCCGTGTCCTTCTCGGTCTGGAACGCGAACATCACGTATGCATCATTCGGTCTGTGGGACATGCTTACTCACCTCCTTTCAGAGGTACGACCGACTTACGAACGGTCGGTGATGGTTGCCGCGTGGGCGGGATGTACTTCTCCTTGGCACCACGCTTGAGCAGGAAGCGGATCTCTTCCTTGTCGTTGGTCGGATAGGGGAACGGGAAGGTCCTCAGCCTGTCCTTGAACATGACGGTCAGCTCGTTGACGGGTTGGCCGTCCTGCCCTTTGAGGACGAACGTGCGCATGGGCTCCATTGAATGGTCACCTCCTTGTGCACTTAGATGTAGTCGACGGGGACCTGCAGGACTATCTGGTGGCACGACGATCTGCCGAGTTCCCCGAGGGCCTCTTGCAGCATGTCGTCGAGAGCGGCCGGCTCATCGGGACGAGCCGTGATCCAGTAGCCTGCCTCATAGGAATGACTGGTGAAGAGAAGATCCATGGCGCACCCGAGGTAGGTGGCCGCCTTCTCGTGGGTTGCCGGGATGCCCTCGGACGTATTGACGTGGACATACGCGCAGACGATGACGGCGAACTCGTAGATGTAGCCGCCGACAGTCGCGTTGATGTAGCGCCATCCGTTCGGCTTCAGCAGAAAGCACGGCGTCAGCTTGATCTTGTCGGCGTCCTCCTCGTTGACGTAGACCGCCTGAGTGGCGCCGAGACTCTCCGCGGCAAGCAGAGTGGTCATGCCGCTGGAGAGCAGAAGGTCGCTGAGGTGGTCTAGGGTGTCGCGTTCGAGCGTTCCTTTCATCGCGACACCGCCCTTATGGCAAGCACGATGCGGTTGAAGATGGCCGCACGGTTGAACGTGACGGCCCACTGGCCGATGTAGCGGGCCCGCACGCCGGGATGACGGGCGATCTTGCGAACGCGCACCGCGCCTGCAGGACCGTAGCCTCCGCGCGATGCGGGCCATCTGAGCATGTGCGGCCCACGCGGACGAATCTCATGGGCACGGGCGCCGCGTTCAAGGGACTTACCGGAGATGGTGCCGGTGCTTATGACCACGCTGGTCTGGCTGGGTTGGGTTACGCGGATGTCGCGGGCGGTATTGCCCGTCACGGCTCCGCTCTGCCCCGGCCAGTCGTGCGGGATGTTCTCAGCCCAATCGGCGCGGATCTTGTGACCGCCGGCCAGAAGCTGGACGGCCACGGCCTGCCTGATGGGGCCGATAATCTTCACGGGCGAGGTAAGTGTGACGCGGACGGCCATCAGGACTTCCTGCAGAAGGACTCGACGATCTCGCGGGCGTTCTTCGGCCACTTGTCGGTGTCGAAGATGATGTCGTACTCGCCGCGGGTCGCCTGCTTGAGAGTGTCGGTGCTCGCCATCTGGTCCATGATGAGAAGCACGGCCAGTTGCAGGCGCTCGGGGACGGTCTCCTCGAAGCCTGCGGAGTAGGTGGCTACGACGTTCTGGTGCCCCGTGGGGAACACGGCTCCGTCGTAATACAGGTCGCCGTGGTCGTAGACCATGCAGTCGGCGGTGACGTCTTCGCCGTCGATAGTGACCGTGTCGAGTTCCGTTACCGGAGACTGCGTGAGACGGAGCGTGCTTTCGCCGTTCCCGTCCAGCGTGTCGGTGAACTCGGCTATTTCGATCGGTCGGTCGATCTTGGCGCGGATGAAGTCGGACAGACCGGCCAGCATCTTGACGAAGCGGGCCTCACTGCGGATGTAGTCCGCGCCCACATACTCAAGTGCATCATCTTCGCTGACGAGAAGGTCTGCCACGGCTTCCTACCTCCTACTTCCGGCGCGAGGGCTGGCGACCGCGGCCTCGGGGACGAGTCGCAGGGGCGGTGGGCTTGACGATCTGAGTCTCTTCGGGCTCCATCGTCTGAGCGACCGTCTCGGTCTGCTCCTCGCTCTCGGTGGCCTCTTCGGTCTCATCGTCGGTCTGCTCTGCTGGTTCGGCGGTCTCATCCTGCGGGGCCTCCTCCGGCGTCTCGTCTACGGTCGCTGGGGCCTCCGGCTCGGCCGGAGGGTTGACCAACTGGGCGAAGAACGGAGCACCGGAGAAGGTGCGCAGGAAATAGGCCGCAACGCGGTCAGGGAGGTCGTGCTCACCCGCCTCGAGCGGATAGGGCGTCGCGACTCCGACATACCTTTCCTTGATCTTGATGAGCACGACTCACTCCTTCCTTAGAACGATTCGGGGTGGACCGGCGTCACTAGGTCGTGACGGTGATGGTGTTGGGGATGTTGTAGCCCCACATGGACAGAGGCTCGGTCGACGGGTAGCGCTTCTTGAAGTCTTCGCGCATGCTGACCACGAGCTCGTCGGAACCCGCAATCACGTCATGGAAGGACTCCATGAGCGGGGCGCGCCGGCGGCCGATGATGAAGCCGCTGGGGTTCACAAGCTGGATGCCGGTGAACTTCTTGGTCGCGCCGTCGTAGTTGCCACTCGCGTTCAGGTCCTCGCGGATGTAACCGCTGGTGAGGATGGGAACGCCGTCGATGCGGCCGATCTCGCCGGTTATGACCGTGGCGGACGGGCCGTACTTGTCCAGCGTCTGGACCTCATCGACGTTCAGCAGGTGGACGAGTCCGACGGGGCCGACCACGTAGAGCAGGCGCCGGGGGTTGATCCCGTACTTGCTCATCTGGCTTCTCATGGCCCGCAGAGCGAGCAGCGTCGGGTCCGCGCCGCCGAAGTCGTAGGTGTCCGACCCGTCCTTGGAGAGCTTGCGAAGGCCCTTCCAGGAGGTCAGAGCATCGTCGGTCTCGGTCACGTCGGAGTCCTGATGGGTGGCGGTGGTGTCACCGTTGAGCAGCAGGTTCTCCTCGCCGTCGGCCATGTCCATCGCCAGGTCGGTACGGATGAAGGGGATCATCGCCAGGATGGCGTCCTCTTCCATCTCGTAGGCGACCGACTGGTACCCGGCCAGAGTCGTGGTCGAGAGGTCGACATGGTCGTCCCCGGACTGGCTCTTGGTGACGGCCGCGCCGCGGCTCTTCTTGTAGATCTTGCCGCGCGAGGTCTGCCGTGGGATGCGGAACGGGTCGTTCGGCATCTGGACGATCTCGAACTTCGAGGCGAGCATCCGCTCAAGCTCGAACTTCCAGATCAGGTCCGGGGAGTACCCGGTCGGGACCCACGCAGCGCCGGTGCCGACGCCACCGTCGTAGCCCTCGTAGGTCTTGCGCTGGTAGAGCTCCTGCATGCGCTTGAACGTCTCCGTGTTCTTCACGTCGAAGTTGCTGTCGCGCCGCTTCATGAAGCTGAGGATCTGGACGGCGTCCTGGAGCTGGAACAGCTCAGCCATGTCCTCGTCCTGGCTCTTGGCGGAAGGGACGCGCAGCTTGGTCTCGAACGTCATGCCGCCCGCGACCTGGATCTCGCCGCCGAACGCGCGCTTGAAGGCCGGCTCTTCGTCGAGCCTCGCCATCTTCTTGGAGAACTCGGCGACGTCCGCGCCGATCTTGTCGACCTTCTCGAGCAGGTCGGCGGGTACGTGCCCCTTCTCCCTCTCGGCCTTGATCTCTTCCATGGTGGCGGCCATGGTGGCCACCGTGCCTGCCAGGGTATCGGCAAGCTCTTTGATCTCTTCACTCATGGTTGTTGTCACCTCCTGTGGCAACAAAAAGACCCGCGTTTGCGGGCCTTATAGGGGAACTGTGTCGTGGGTTGGCTTGGCTATCTTGGGCGGAGGAGTTCTCCTGCCGCGCGTATTTTCGCGATCTGCTCTGAGAGGCCCGGGACCGCATCGGCGGTGGGCTCTGTGAGTCGCTCTTCGATGAGCGACTTGGCGGAGGCCAGGTCGGAAAGGACCGCCTTCACCTCTTCGTCGCGTCCCTCGGCCTTGAATGCCTTGGCGAGGTCGTGGATGTAGGCCGCCTCGTCGATGAGAAGGCCCACGGGGTCGGTCTCATGGACGCGGTCCCGCAGACCCTTCCAGTCCTTCGGGTCGATGTTGCCGCCGGTCAGGTCGACCGGGGCGCCGCCCGAGGTGACGTAGGTCACTTGGATGTCGACCGGGCGCGGGTCGCCGTCGAGCGTCACCGCTCCGCCCTCGCCCATGGCGTAGCCCATCTGGAGGATCTCGTCGCGGCCGTCCCAGTCCCAGACGTTGTAGATGACGGCGCTGTCCGAAACGTCCAGAGGTTCGGGATATACGTAGACGCTCTGGTCGGCATAGAACGCCTGGACGGCCGACATCACACGGTCGATGGACGAGAGCCACGAGGCCCCGCCTCCCACGTCGATCAGGCTGGTCACGTTGTAGATGGAGCGGCTCTTGGGAAGCATGCCGCGCAGTCCGCCCTTGACGATCATGGCCTCGGGATTCATGGCGAAGCCCTTGGGGCAGACCGAATACTCGAGGATGTCCCACTTGGATACCTCGCGGTAGGACTTCCCGTCGGTGGTCTTGGCCCGCTTGGCCGTGACCGGGTTCCAGCCGATCGACATGCAGTCGATGGCCCCCTCGTCCATGAGGACAAGGCAGTCGTGGCCCAGACTGGTCTTCTCGATGATCTTGCCCTTGGTCCACATGCCGTCTACCTGCTCAGACAGCGAGAGCGACACCCCTACCGGAGGTTGGTTCTCCTTCCAGCCGTGGCTGAAGAAGATGGGGACCTGGATACCGGAGTCGACGATGTGCTTGCCGGACCCGGGAAGGAGCATGTCCCCCCCCTGGTCGATGTTGCCGTAGTGCGCGCAGAATCCCTCGAAGGTGCCATCATCGAAGTTCACCTTGAACTCCTGCGCCGGCAGGTTCTTTATCTCGAACAACATTGTTCTTCCTCCTGCGTCAGTCCGCGGTGGACTTCATCGGTACTCACACCAACAACGGCAGTTGGGATGAGCGAGCGGGAACTGGTGCCCGCTGGGGAACGCCTGGTCAATGGGGATCCATCCGGCGGCAGCGTTGGCTCGGCAGTCGTCGCAGACTGCGGCGTCTTCCATCGTTATCCAGCGGTGCTCGGTGAATCCTTGGTTTCTGGCGAGCGCGTCGCGCACCGCCTCGTAGGCCAATCCCGATTCGTACTGAGCGGCTAGCCCTGCCCGCCACTCGTGCTGCCTTTCGTAGTAGCCGAGGATGCGGTCGCGCAGTTGGTAGTGGGCCTCGCCGTTGGCGATACCCTCGGCGATCTGGTCGCGGATACCGCGGACGGATGTGGCCGAGACGTCACTCGCGAAGCGGCTCTCCTGCGCCTGCAGTAGTTCGCGGATGAAATCGGTGTCGATGGTGATGTCTCGGGCGATGCCGTACTGGTCCTGCATGGCCCCCAGCGCCCGGCCGGCCTCTGCGTTCAGGAACGGCCGGATGGCGTCTTGAGCCATCTGCATCTCAGTCTCGAGGTCGAAGGCCGCTGCTACGATGGCGTCGATGTCACCTGCGGCCCCGGCGAGGATGTCCTGTTCATAGGCGGCCATGGCCGAGACCACTCGGTACGCCTGCCACGCGAGGAACGCGGCGAGGATGGCTTCGAGCCGCTCGCGGTCGCTCTCGGCCTCAGCAGTCGTCTGCTCCTGTTTTACCTCCCAAAAGGGCGCATCTTCGCCCCTGGGGTACCGGCCGGAGGCTGCGCTTCGACCGGACGGACCTCGTTGACCGGCGCTCCGCCCATGGCGGTGTTGACCGGGATGTAGACCCTGCTGCCCTCGCCGTTCGGCAGCGGCGGATGGTCGGTCCACTCGCGCTTTTCATCGGGAGTGATCCACCACATCTGAGAGCCGGCGGCCGCGAGCTTCGACATGTCGGGCCGGTTGAGGTGACCCATGTCGAGCTTGATCTTGAAGTTCGGATCGAAGTCATGGGCGAGTTCCCACGTCAGCTTGTGCTCTATCCTGCTCACCAGCCAGAGAAGCGGCCCCATGACCCAGAAGCGGAACTCCACCTCAGCGGTCGAGCGATTGGCAGAGCCGCCCTTGGAGACCACGCAGTCGGGGCAGTGGTAGATGTTCTGGACGTTGCCCTCGTTGAACTTCCGTCCTTCGAGCCACTGCATATCGGCGTGATTCATGGTCTTGCCGTCGAAACTCATGCCCTTGTCAAGCACGGCTACCATCCCGGCGCGGTTGATACCGGAATGGACCGCACGCCACTCTGCACGGGTCTCCTTCTTCTCTCGCGGCAGGAGGTCTTGCTCGGTGGAGATGACGCCGAAGGGCATAGCGCCGTTCTCGATGAACTTCTGATTGAACTGAGCGGCCTTGATGTCCGGTTCTACGGCAAGGCGCGCGGCGGACAGCGGAGAGAGCCCCCGCCATTCGTTCGTGGGATTCGAGAGCTTGTAGAAGATCACCTCGTCGCGGTCATATCCGACCGCCTGCGCCCCGGTCGTGTACTGATAGCCGACCAGGCCGTGCTTCGGGTGGACGATGGGGCCGAAGCAGTCGGGACGCATCATGAACAGACGGATAGGCTTGGTGTGAAAGGCGTTCCAGACCTTCTCGACCGGCCCCTCTCCCCCGATCATTATGGAGGTGGCGAGGTCGGCGAAGAACTCGTGCCCGTCGTCGCCGGTCCCGTTCGCTTCCTTGGGCGGTCCGCCGGGCTGCTCGAGCAGCTTGTTCAGGTCGTGGCCGTAGACCGGCTCTGCGGGCCCGCCGGGCTCCTGATGGTAGACCATGCGCGGCAGTGTCGCGATGGTCTCAGCGAAGGCGGTCACGCACGAGTAGACCATGTGATGCGCCGCGTACATATTCTCGGAGGCTTCGCGGAACGTAGTCGCGGTCGTGCCGTTCGTGGGCGGCTGTGCTCCGAGCGGAGCGCCGGTGTCGACGCCCTGGATCCAGCGGTCTGTACCGCGACGGCTCTCGGGGCCGATGTTCTCGACCGGCACGGTTATCATGCCGATCATGTCGGAGATAGCCCCTAGAATGCCACTGCCAGCCACGCCGTCACCCCCAGGACTGTGATACCGAAGGCCACGCCGACGCCTCCAAGCACCAGGTAGAGCGGATTCCAGGTCTCACCGTCGCGGAACGCCTTGCGGATGTAGCGCGCCCACAGCGGAAGGACGGAGAACAGCACAGCCATACCGACGAGGCCCGAGATGAAGGTCAGAGCAATCACGAGCACCTCGCTTTCTCGGCCATCTCCCGGTCGCGCTGTCGCTGGCGAAGAATCTGCATGCCGAAAGACTCGTCAGGGTCGTAGAAGTCGTCCTCAATGTCTTTGCCGAGAATGTCTTCCTCTTCGGTCTCTTCTTCCTCGTATCCGTAGCCGCGGTCGACCTCGGCCACAACGCCGTAGCGAAGAGCATCCATGCAGTGATTGTTCTTGCGGGGATCCGGCTCGTTGTTCACCCACTCGTAGAGACCGAACTCCTCGATGGTGTGGATGCAGCGGGGATGCACGTGGATCTTCGTCTTGCCGTCCACGATCTTGAGCAGCCGCTTGACCCTCTTGACGCCGACGATGACCGGCTTGTCGCGCTGGGTGCGCTTGTCGAGCGCCGGCGCGGCCTTGGCCTGCCAGCCGGTGAGCTTCAAGTCCTTGATGCCGTCGGGAGAACGCGGGTCGCAGATGAGGTATTCGGGCACGTACCCGATGCCGCCGACCCTCTGGAAGTATTCCGCCATGATCCCCCCGTGCTCCTGCGGTGTCATACCGGCGCGGTAATACTCATCGTGGATGTAGACGTTGTCTTCCCAGACCTGCACCGCGAGACAGACGAACGGGTCGTCGAACCCAAGGTCGACCCAGCCGCGCAGAGGGACGTCGGGAAGTATCTCGAAGCGCTCCACGAAGGGCGGAGCATCCCTGAACTCCTTGTAGATGAGTCCAGCATGACTGACGAACTTGGCCCCGTACTCCTGGTCGAAGGTCTCTTCGTCGGTGGTGGCCTTGATGTCCACGATCTCCGGGTCTTCGATGCCCCCAGGGTAGACGTAGGGGTTCTCCCAGGAGGGCTGGCTGAAAGTAGCCCACTCTGGGCTCTTCTTGGCCGCTTCGAACAGCTTGTAGTACCAGTTCTTGCCGAGTGGAGTCGTGGCGAACCGAGCCACGCCGTGGTAGTCGGAAAGTGTCGGACGGACGTACTCAGGCCAGATGTCGGGATCAAGCATCGCGGCCTCGGCCATGATGACCCCGGTGAGTCCCTCGCCCTTGATCTGCTCCTTCTTCTCCCCCGACTTGATCTCGATGGTCGCTCCGTCCTTGACCTGGAGCAGATAACGGCCGCCTACCGTGTCGAGTACCGACTTGGTGAGACGCAAGACCTGTTGCTTCTGGAGCCGCTCGAGGTCCGACTTGAAGATGCGGAACTCTTTGACGCCGAGAGCCATGGTGGGAGCCACGACCCAGATGTAGGTGTCGGGAATGAAGACCAACGGACCAATG